GACAAACCTCAACGATGCGGCCAACAAAACAAGCGGTTGCACAAGAAGGAATGACACCTGAGTATATTGAGCAACGACTGCAGCAACCGGACGGAAGACAATGGTATGATGACCATTTGCCTGAAATCAACGCGGTCTTAGAAAAAATGGGAACCGCCCAATAAAACTGTTAAAACCACACTCTTCAATTATTCCATGAGTAATCCACAAAGAGTGTGGTTTTTTCATGGAATATAAATATATGAGAACAAGACGATCAGGTTTGAAATATATCAAACATAAAGATAATCCTACATCTTTTAAAAAGGGGATTGTCCCTTGGAATAAAGGATTGAAAGGATATAAAGCCGGAGAGAAACATTATAACTTTGGTAAGAAAAGGACAGAAGAAGTTAAAATAAAAATAAGCGCGACAAAACAAGGAATTGATAAAGAAAATTGGAAAGAATTTAAAAATACAACGAGCAGAAGACAAAGAATAATATTTAAAAATATCATGCAACAACAAATACTTGAAAGAGATAATTATACATGCCAGTTATGTGGAATAAAAGGCGGAACTCTTCATGTGGATCACATTCAATCGTGGTCTGATTATGTGGAGTTGAGATTTAGTATGGATAACTGTAGAACGGTTTGTGTAAATTGTCACTATAAGATAACATTTGGAAGACCCATGCCAAAAGATTCTACATGGGGAAATACGTTTATGAGAGGGGGTGAAGAAGAAGGTAATTAACTAAAGAAGTTAATTACTATAGGATATGGCAACATATACGGGATTCACGACAACAACGAGTGCTGTATTTCTGCCAACGATATGGAGTAATGAAACGTTGCGAGCCACAGAGAATGCTTTAGTGGCTGCGGGGTTAGCTTAAAAATAGCCCACTTGTCGCTCTTTTTGAGAAGACAAGTAAAAACGGGGTTAATTGCTGGGAAGTCCAGAACGGATTATCAGCAGCGAAGCCAGGAAATTACGAATAGGTTCCTGGAACGTTCAACGGTCAGGATTGAGGAAACAATAATATCCACCAACGCCCCGCCCGTAAGGGAAGATATGACCTGAACTCTATAGGAATATAGAGAAGCAAGAAATAGAAAACTTGCGATAACACAATTGTAGTAAAACGTTACGACTATCTCGTTAAAAGCAGAGGTCAAACAATAACAATTCCTAACGTTTCAAACGCGTTTACAGCCCGTGCTAAGACTCAAGGATCTGATGTCACGGATGACGCGGTAACTGAGGTCGCCACAACTATCCAGATTAATAACTGGTACTATAACTCATTTATTATCGAGGATATTGTTTCTGTTCAGTCAAATTACGATCTTCGTACAGAATATAGTAATAAAGCCGGATACTCTATTGCGAAACAGGTGGATACATCAGTTATGTCTAACTACTCAAGCTGGACAAATACGGCTGTTGGAACATATGGAATTGATATCGGGGATGCAGTCATCGTAGCAGCAATGGAAGCACTCAACTTGGCAGACATGCCGCTTGAAGATCGTGCATTTATTATTCACCCGAAACAGTTATCTGCAATCATGAAGATTGATAAATTCGTGAAAGCAGATTATTTGGGTCAATACCAAAATCCAACACCTGTTAAAACAGGGCCAAACAATAGATATGTGTGGGGAGAAATCTACGGTATACGGGTATATTACACAAATAATTTACCAGTAACCGCGGCAACACCAAACCAAACACATAACATGCTTCTTCACAAAGAGGCGATTGCATTGGCATTGCAGCAAGCACCAAGACTTCAGGCTGCATATTGGTTAGTATCTCTTGGTTGGAGAGTTATTGTTGATACGATTTACGGTTATACTGCGCTTCGTCTTACTGGCGGAGTAGAAGTGAGATCGTAGTTTTTAATCGTCCTTACTCTCTCGCTATGGCAAGCTCACTCCTTGACCATAGCACATGATAAACATTAGGGTAATCCTTCCCACGCGGGGGCTGGTCTTTACAGAAATGTTAGACGCACTCTTGGGTAATTTGAAAGGATTTACTCATAAGATATATTTATCGGCTGATCGTGTGATACCTGATTCGCAAAATTACTTGATTGATCAGGCGTTACATGATAATCCAACGCATCTTCTTTTCGTTGAAGAAGATACGGTTATGCCGAAAAACGCATTAGCAGAAATGCTGTTATTGGATGCTGATATTGTATGCGTTGATTATGGTGTTGGTGGGTGGAGTTGTATTACTAAAAACAAAAAGACAAATGAGATTCTTTGGTGTGGGTTAGGATGCACATTAATTAAAAAGGAGGTCTTTGACAAATTAGAAAAACCCTATTTCAGATCGGATAAAGCATTGTTATTAAACTTTTGGCCTGATGTGAAATGGATTGATGCTGGAGAGCAAGCATACGGTCTTCAAGATATTTGGTTTTTTATGAAGGCACGGGAGGAGGGATTTATTATAAGACAATTACCGGGAGAAGCAAAACATTTACAGCTTGATCAATTAGGGAAACGGGAAATAAATAAAGGGCTTCATCAAATTAGTCAGAAGCCAGTAGTCAGTAAACATCAAGAATTATGAAAGATATACAGGGGAAAGATGATCCGACAGGAGCATTTTATGTACTAGATATCAATGGGCCGACAAGACTTGTATTTCAAAAACAGGTGGAAGACATTCTTATTACTTCTCCTGATGGGGATATCTTTATTGGTTGGGACTATTCTGATCCGGCTGATTTTACGAAAGATAATAGTCTTTTATTAAAAGCGGTTGATAATTTAAAGGAAATATCAAAAGAACGATGCACTCATTTTTATATGATGCCAAAAGATGAAGGAAAACAATTACGGGTATATGTAACAACACAACGTTAAGGAGGTGAATAAATAATGCAAACAACATATTTTAATACAGTAACTTCAGGAACAACTCCGGCTCCACAGCTTAATACTGATGGTCGGGCAATTGTTGTTCGTAAGATTCTTATTGGAAATCCTACCAGCGGTGGAACTGTGACATTGTTTAATATCGGTAACGCGTTATCAAACAATACAACACAGATCGCAGTAAATATTACTTATCCGTCATTTTCAACAACCAACATTAATGATGGGCCGGATATGTATGATTTTCGAGCGCAAAACTCAGGATCAGGATCTACCGAAGAGGATGGAGTTCCTTGTTCATCAGGAGGATCAGTCGCTATTTCAGGAACAATGCAGGTTACGGTTTTTTGGGACTATGCAGAGGGTAACTGATAATTGTTAACCTATCTCTTCTCCTCTTATTGCGGGTTCGAGGGGAAGAAACAGGAGAATAATCATGGCAAAAACATTGCAAGATCTTCAAACGGAAGTTAGAACTTATCTTGATGAAGCAGTTCAAGAAGACTGGACGGATACTCAAGTAACTATGGCTGTAAACCGGGCATATCATGATGTATGCGCGTTTGTCATGGAGATTTACGAGCAATTTTATGAAACAACATCTCCTTTCACCTACGCGGTTGTTGCTAATCAGCAGGAATATCTTATTGATCCCTCTCTTATAAAAGTAACCAGAGTTGAAATTAACTATAATCCACTAGTTACAGGTTCTCAGCCTTCCCGCGTGTTATCTGTTAAGTCAGATGAGATTTTGCGTAATCTTGCAAATGCTGATAATCCTCCCAATAATACATTTGCATCAGGATATTATCTTCACGGCTCAATTGGCTCACAATACATTGGATTTGTTCCTGTTCCTCAAGTGAGCGATACAACAGGACAATCAATATCGGTGTGGGGAATAGCACTGCCAACAGACTTAGTTAATTCAGGGGATAATGTTAATATTCCTTATGCTGATCGGTTTTCTTATCTTGTTTCATTAAAAGCAGCGGCGCAACTTTTGAGAAAAGGACAAGAAGAAGAGGCGGCAGCAGGAAACTATATTAATGAGTACCGTGCAGGAATTGTGGATCTTATGAACTTTCTTAAAGACCGTCAAGCAGACGGTGGAACATTTATTGAAGATGACATTTTGGATG